GCATCTTAAGGTACTCTTTCTTTGCGTTAGCCTTTTTCATCTTACGAGTTTCTCGCTCGAGCATGACCAACTTGGTAGAGTGTGCATTTTCGAATCGCTGTTCAAGTTTCATTAATTGCCTTCCTTTTGCTTCTCAATGTAGTTAATTAACATTTGAAAATATAAATCCCTTTCGTAAGGGATCATCCCCTCAATATCCGATATCGAATATTTATGATGCTGTGCCAAGGCGAACACCATTTGATAAAAATCGCCAAGACTAATATGGCACAGCATTAGGAAAAAAAACTGCGCATACCCTCCACAACGAATGTCTTATCATCACCGTTCTTATTCTTATATTTCATCTCGTGACGTAATTTGGGCATAGTCTCAAAAAATAATTGAACACCCTTAATTACTTCACCTGGCATTTCTTCCATAAACGCATCAATTTCTTCTTGTGTGTATTCACTAAAATCGTGAATCTCATCTTCCGAAGCAACCTTTTCCAAACAAGCAACCATGATATAATAATTTACAAGTGGATCCTTTGGATTTAATTTAATAATCTGTGCAAACTCATCAATGGTCGGATACTTTAAAAACAAAACATATTCATCATTGACCCTTACCTCGTTCGAGTGACGATCATCCTTTGTCACCTTTACTGCTGTAATGTCAAGATCTAATACCACCGTTTCTTCCGTATCAGGATCAGTGATTGTAAACGATACGTTATTATCTACTGACCTAGACCGTAATTGTAAAAGCACATATTCCAAGTCGAACATCGCCAGATTAGAAACGTCATAATCAATCAAGCAATTGTTCACGATTTGTCTTGCTGCAAGTAATTCTTGTTCTGGATCTTCTGATTCTTGCGCAACCAGTAGAATCTTTTCTTCCTTAACCGTAAATGGTCTATATTTTATTTTCTTGCCAGTTGATGGCAACTCCATTTCAGAAATCGGTAAGTCGATTTTTGGCAAAGCCATAATATACTCCTAATAATTTAAATTCCTAGCGTATTGCTAATATTATCAAATGAATTTGTAACTCTTGTCACCCTGTTTACAGCATCTTGAATTGATGTTGGTTTTCCACCTCTAGTTGTCTGTCGCACGACATCTGCGAATCCCGCGACTGCACCGAGAATATCAAGTAGGCCAGTACCACGATTTAAACGAGATGTGGGCGATCCAGACTTTTCACCAGAGTATTCGATTCTCTTATAATTAAACGAGACTGGTAGCGTGAGATAGCTGTCGTTATTTTCCCACGATAGATCGAGGTCGCCGACAATGGTTGGGTAACACTTATCTAAGATCACCTCATAATATTTGTTTGAAAAGCTTTCTGTACTGTAATGTCTCACAGTCACACGACAAGCATATTCATCACGATAACCTATTTCAAAAGGTAATTTATTATCGATCTGGGCAAATGGTCCACCTCTTGTACCATAATTCATCACGTTCTGTGCCCATCGATGAAAAAATGACAATACCTGGTGATCTGAATCACACATGAAAATGGTCTCAAGTGGTCTTGCTGAGATACCTGTTGGCATCGCTGTGGGCAACTGGCCTACCTGAGTATTCTCTGCAGTATTGAAAATGATGCCGGGCATGTTTACGGTCTTACAGAAGAATGAAAATTCTCGGGTTCCAAAAGCGCTATTGCTACCTAAAGAACCATCCTTATATGGTGTGACTGTAACTTCGAATAGGGAAGAACGAGCCGGGCCACCGAATCGATTCATTGCTGATTTGAATTGAGTAATGTCGAACGGCATTTTTATCCCCTGATAATTTTTCTTGAGTCGGCATAGACTTTCTGTTTCGATGCCCCGACAAATTTGGCCATTGGTAAGAATAAGGCAATGTCCCATTCACTGGGACTAATATAAGCGAACCTAGATCGCATTTGAGAATTTAAATAGTGTTTGATACAAGGTTTAAATTCTTTAAATTTTGCTGCACTGTTTAATAATTCGTATGATATTTGTAGTCTTGTTGTTTCATCATACTTTTTATTTGTAAGTGTTCCGTACAACGCATCCATTAACCTTGCACGAAGCATTGGTGGTAGATAATGAACATTAATGCCCATAAAACCACCCTTTGCTTTATTTATTGGGAAAATGAGTGGGAATCTATCCCAGTAAGGTAGTTTGTCTTTATGCTTGGCATCATATTCGAATAGGTACATATTGCCCATTCTTGGTGTACCAGTCATTGTGCTCTTTGATTGCTTAAGAACATTCTCACCAGTGACGCCACTCTTAGCACCAGACTTGGCCATAGCCTTTGCCTGATTTCGATACCACTCTCTTGCTTTGGCAGTACGAGCTGGTACATTACCTGCACGAATACCTTTTGCTAGAACCTGATCAAAGATCTGTGCCAATTTATACCCCTAATTCTTTTTCCGTCATGATGATAAAGTCCCAGCCTCTATCAGCACAATAATTTCTTGCGGCCTTCCATTTTGCATCATTGATGCCCCATGTCTTAACCTCGTTTAAATATCGTCGTGATACTCTACCAGTTTTTGTTGCATTTTTCTTCCTTGGGTCTGGTGGAAGCGTTTGTTTATATGGCTTTATTTCAATCATTGTAGTTCCCTTAGAGCCATCTTTTCTTTTTGCATGAACAATCACATCTGGAAAGTATCTATGTATTCTACTATCGATTGGTGACCTATAAGGTACGATCACTTCTTCAGATTGCCACCAAATTACATCTGGATTGACATCTACGTGCCTAAAAAACTTAAATTCCCACAAAGATCTATAAATAATAGTGGTAGGATCTCCCTTGTATTTTTGTGGATTTTTAGGTCTAAATTTCCCACTATACGCCATTGTGTCTCTCTTCGCATTTTCATATAAATAAACTGATAGGTAGCTATTGTATTTATTCAAAACAGGTGGTTATAAATGGCCAAATTTAATCGTCCTCAGTTAGCAGAGAGGCAGAAGAAAAAGAACTCTTTGCTTTCTTTTCCGAGTACACCATATCCACACGGCGTTTTACTTTTATTCAAAGAATACGATTACGCACAGACTACCGGGTCTGGGTCTTATTCCACGCTCACAAGTGGCATTTACCAGAGTTTAAACCAATCATCTGGACCTGATGTCGTTAATAATCAATCAATTGAATTGCCTTTCCCTAAACAGTTATCAGATCAAAATGGTATTAAGGTGAATGGCTTTGAAAGAAGTTTTGCAGCAGAAAGGCTTTCATCATTTGCTGCTAGTGCGTTAGGTGGTACAATTGCTGGTGCTGGTAGTGCTGCTGCTGGTGCTGTTAAAGATGCGGTTGGTGCAGGTACGGGTGTACTCTCTAAATTAAAAAGTATTGGTGAAAATCTAAACGCCAATCCTGATAAAGTCAAAAAAGACTTAATGAATACGCTGAATATGAGTGGCCAAAATGTCTCTCAAATTCTCACATACCTCATGCAAAATTATTCAGGTGATATCGGTCGTGCAATGAGTGCAGCCGGTGGTGCAGCAGTCAACCCAAATGAGACACTTGCATTTGAGGGCGTTGACTTAAAAAGTTATACAATGCAATGGGAACTATTCCCAGAAAACGAACAAGATTCTGAAGGCATTAAAAATATCATAACACTCATTCGACAGAATATTTTACCTTCGTATGGTAGTATTGATGGTCTGGGTGATGTGAATAGAGCTCTACTTAATTACCCATCGATTGTTTTTATTGAACTCCTTGGTGTTGATCCTTCACACTGGCAACGATTCAAGCCTTGTATGATTTCAAATGTAACAGTAGATTATGGTGCTGGTGGTCAGGTCAGTATTTTAAAGGGTGGTAAACCCGTAGCAGTCACACTCAGTATTACGTTTAATGAATTGAGTATTCACACGAAAGAAGATTACCCAGACTCAATACAAACCGAGCCACAGGCTGAACAAGAACCTTCGGGCGAGAACATAGAGAACACAGGATAAGACATGACGAAATACTTTGCTCCATTTCCAACGATTAATTATCAAGGTAGATTGGTAAAAGATATTACGCGAAGAAATAATTTCATGCGAAGTATTTCTAATAACCCATATCTTTTCTTACCCTATACCGTAAAGGAAGGTGAACGACCCGAAGACATTGCGTTGTTTTATTACGGTTCGACAGATTACGTTTGGTTGGTTTATCTTGCTAATAACATTCTCGACCCCTATCATGCTTGGCCGATGGACGAATTTACATTCAATAATTACATCATTGACAAATACCAAGAGAGATCAGGATTGACTGGTGATGATGTCGTCGCTTGGACACAGAGTGATAATGATGAAAATATCGTGTATTACGTAAGAGAGGTTAACTAATGCTTGGATATAAGCAACTCATAGAATCACTCAACAATCCATATCCTGCCACTCTCGTAAAGGACGGCAAACAGGGGTATCGTTCTAGGGTGAAACTCGATGATGGTGGCCAATTGAATATAAACATCGAAGGGGACGAACACATCGATGACTACGACCACATAGATTGGGAGATTAGTTTCGAACGTAACGGTGAACAATCTGTTACAGGTGAAGGTGATGCATTGCGCATCATGGCGACTGTTATGAAAATACTTGCTGATTTCATTAAAATGGAAGACCCCAAGTATATGAATCTGTCCGCTGCCAAAGACAAGAAGTCAAAGAAGAAAGGTATGCAGGGACGTGAGAGATTATATGCTCGTCTCGTCAAAAAGACGGTGGGTAAGAAATATAAAATAACCAGTGAAACAGGGCCGTCTGGTACGACCTGGAATCTCACGAGGAAAAAATAATGGCTGTTGACGAAATTCTATTAGCTCCAGAATCTTTTCAGACGATATATCTGCGAAGAGAGGATAGAGTAATTCTGCGAACTGAACAAGGTCGGAAAATTATTATTAAACGAATTATTCCAGAAGAATGGCAACCGTATCGTATATACCAATATGAGCAAGATCTCAACGATAATAAGAAAGAGATTTATTTGTTTGATAAGAATTTCACGGCGCAGCTTTCGAAAGAATACATTGACGCATTACGCAATAGTGGTGACTAGTAAATGACTACCGGAGATTTCAATCCATCAAAGGCTATGATCACGAAGGCTGAGGTCAGCAATTTCAAGCAGACCAAGAAAGAGAATATAGTAGCCCTCATTGGTGGATTCTCAATTAGCCAATCAATCACTTCTCCATCGTTTAGTATTGTTCTTCAGGTTGCCGACATGATTGGTTGGCTTGAAGGTGAACGAGAGTTTGGTGAAGTTCGTGGTGAGGAAACCATTGAGTTAGAAATTGAGTGTAAGGATCTCGGTACCAAAATTTTCATTGAAGGTTATATTGTCCGCATCGATGGTGTACAGCCTCATAGTAATTATAGAGGTTTAATCTATAATCTTCATATAATATCAAAGACAAGCTTTGAGGCAGGAACAAAAAAGATCATACAAGCCTTTAAGAAAAGAACAGCCAGTGATGTCGCACGATCTATTTTTAATCAAAGTTATGGTAAGATTAATAAATCGGGTATTATGTTGTACTCGGGCATACCCAATTTTAAAGACGTGAAAGGAACCCTTGGTGCTGGAAAGACGGTTTATTTTGAACATTCAGCAGATACATTAAGTCTTGCTACGGTCATTCCAAACCTCACACCGGCTTCGGCATTGAATTTTATTGCACAAAGAGCTTACAGTGAAGAAAGTAAATCATCGGCATTTAGATTCTTTGAAACGCTCACAGGATATTACTGGGTGACAGATGAATGGTTAATTAAATTTGCACAGGCAAATAAAGACCTTGACAGACCAGGGATCAGTAGAGAAAAACAATTGGTATTTAATCCAGTGACTGGAAGAGAGCCCAAAGACGCCAATGCGCAAATCATGCAAATTGAAGCCATGTCGAACGATACCCGAGTGGATGATTCGGCAGATGTCTTTAATGGTGGCTATAAGAACAGAGGATTTATAATTGATCTACTTCGAGGTAAGGTAGTAGACAAGACGTTTGAATATAAGCAGAATGAGTTCACTGATATGGGCTCTGGCTCAATTACTGATGATATACACAGTAAAGAGTGGATCGAAAAATATACCAATAAAGATAATGCAATGCGTTTTATGATCTACAAAGATTATAAAGAAAAGATCCCCGGCGTAAATAAACCAAATCAATATCATACCGAAATCGTTTCACAAAACCTAAAGCATAATCATCATTTAAATTATGTCTCGGCATCTGCCCAGTTAAAAGGTAGGTTAGATATAGAACCGGGTATGATTGTAAATATAAAGGCTGCAAGATTTAGTGCGGTGGCAGATAAGACAGTCGACAACGAAAGACTCTCTGGTAATTATCTAGTCCACTCAACTGAACACGTAATGACAAATAATGTTTTAGAAACAAAATTAAAACTAGTTAGATATATGAGTAGACAATGAGGGAAATATGTCATTTGAATTAGGCGTAGGAATACGAGAACCACTTTTCTTTCTGGGTATCATTGAAGATAATGATGACCCTACATTAATGGGCAGAGTAAAGGTTCGTGCGTTTAGTATTCATGGTACAAAGGCTCAGGTTGATACTGAAGATTTGCCTTGGGCTATGGTTGCTCATGGTAACTATGATCCAAATAACTTTTTGCCTGCGATTAATTCATACGTCTATGGCATGTTTCTTGACGGTAGAGCAGCACAGGTACCAGTAGTTCTGGGGTTATTACCAACACAATTTATTGAACCGGTTGACGATACTGTCATGGGTGCGATACCAAAACGTGATGGTAAACTTCTTGCGAAAGGACATTCACCACGTGATGCTGGACAGGCACAAATGTCTCGTTTGGCAAGAGGTGAGAACATCGAAGAAACTGGTGTTGCATCACAAGAAGTGAATCGAATTGAAGGCTTTAAGATCGGTGGCACAGACAAGAATTGGAGTGAACCACAAACAGCATATGCTACAAAATACCCACACAATCGTGTCATTGAGACTGTACACCATTCAATAGAGCTTGATGACTCACCCGGTGGCGAGAGAATTACAATTCGTCACAAAGAAGGATCATATATTCAAATAGATTCAATGGGTAATGTTTCTGAAAAATCGAAAGGTGCAAGACACGAAGTCACCACGAAAAACAAATATGAAGGGACTGCAGCTAATCACATAGTAACGATTGGTGGCGATGCTCATGTTTACGTGAAAGGTAACAAGACAGAAGAGATTGAAGGGAACTACAACCTTCTGGTACACGGCAATGCGCAATTTGGTGTGGGTGGACAGATGAACCTTAACGGTGGCGATCAGATTCAAATGAGAGCTGCAGACGTAAAGATTCAGGCAAATGTCGGTACCATGGCAATTCTTGCTGAAAAAGAATTACAAGTTCAAGGTAAACAGAGGGTAAATGTGAAAGGTAATAATATATACTTTCATGCGAATTTAAATCCTCTCAGTCCGTTGAGTGGTAAATTTGAGGTG